GGTCTTGGAAACTGGAACAGCGAACGTTGTTCTGGTTCCGAAGGACTCTCGAGGACCCCGCCTGATATCCTGTGAACCACTTGAAAAACAGTGGATTCAGCAGGGACAGCGCAAGGCGCTGTACAGTCATATCGAAAGCCACTTCTGGACACAAGGTCGGATTAATTTCTCCGATCAAAATGTGAACAGACACTTGGCCTTGGCGTCATCAAGACACCAGAGGTTAGTAACCTTAGATATGAAGGAGGCATCCGATCGTGTATCCCTAAAACTGGTGAGAGAACTCTTCTGCGGAACCGAATGGTTATCCGCGTTAGAGGCCTCCCGGTCCGGGTACACGACTCTGCCTGACGGCACTGTAGTCGAACTAGAATCATTCGCACCAATGGGATCAGCAGTATGCTTTCCCGTTGAGGCGTTGGTGTTCTGGTCGTTAGCAGTGGCTAGTCTGATTGTACACAAACAAGTGCGTCGGCGGGATGCCGGCGCGTCAATATATGTGTACGGCGATGACATCATATGTAGGCGCGAAGACTATGCGCTTATAATGCAGACCTTGGAACGATATGGACTACTGTTCAATCGTGCCAAATGCTGCGTCTCAGGGTTCTTTAGAGAATCCTGCGGGTGCGAAGCCTATAACGGTTTCGACGTCACACCCATCCGTTTACGGAAGACATGGAGTCATCGTGCATCATGGGATGCTACTCAACTCCAATCGTACGTAGAGTTTTCGAACTCTATGTATAATCGGGGTTACCGCCGAGTTGCATCGTATGTGGAGGATATGGTAAGGTCCTGTTATAAGGACCCCATACCGTATCTTGCATATCGGGATGAAACGGAGTGGGTAGCAATCTTCTCGCCTTATCAGGTGAGAGGGAACTGTTACTTTAACTTCGTGTGGAAACCTGTGTCTACCAAAGACAAAAGGGTCCCTCCCGGCCGAGTAATCGGTTTCGATCGCCCGGACGTTGACCTAACCCTAGAGAACTCCATACTCGGGGTAAAACGGCGTTATAACCGTTATACCCATGTGGATGAAGTGCAAGGGTACGCCATCGTTCCACGCCATGAGGCGTTTGAAGAGGATGGTTGGGAAGCGTTGCTCCGTACGTTAACGTGCGGTTCAACGGGGTCCAAGAGTGGTATATACGCGGTCGCGCGCCGCAGTCGCATAAAGCGCCAGTG